TGTCGTATCAGGTACCGCGTCTACAGGCGGCTCTGTAGCGTTCACCAGCGCTTTTGCTGCTCAGTCAGTAACAGGCACAATTGCCAATACAGTTTCAGGTAGTGTCGGTGGTAGAACGTTAACTAACTCACACTTGCCCAACAACTGGTACTGGAATTCAGGCACTCCCGTTGGAAACAGATTAGACAACTACGCAAACTTTAACTACACAGCACTTCTTCCAGACTGGCCAAGTTACCGTATCCAAGGTGGTAATGCGGCTCACGACCACAGCGCAGGATCTCTCGCTGTCGCTAGTACATTTACAGGGTCAAACATTGACATGTCCGTTCAGTACGTCGACGTGATTATCTGCTCTAAGGACTAATCATGAAATTAGAAGTAAAACAAAATTGTCCTTTAGACAGCTTTAACCCTTGCAGACAATTTGATTGCTCGTGGTTCATGAAGCTTCAAGGAACAAATCCAAACACCGGTGAACCTACAGAAGAGTGGGGTTGTGCTATGGCTTGGATGCCTATTTTGCTTATAGAAAATGCGCAGCAGTCAAGATCAACTGGTGCTGCAGTGGAAAGCTTCAGAAATGAAATGGTCAAAGCCAACGACTTAAACAGGCAGCAGCTATTAGATTTCAAATAAAGGTGTAAGTCATGGTAAATATGCCGTTACGAAACGTAGGCCAACATGGTGTTGTAACCGACGTAGACCCACACGATTTACCACCTAACGCATTTAATGACGCAACAAATGTTGTCTTCAATGAAAACCGCGTAATGCGTGCGCCTGTGTTTAAATTCTTGTTTAACCAAAATGCTCAGGTAGCTCAAGAAACAGGTCTTATCACTGCATTTAACTATAACGACCCTAACGACAGTGCTGTACTAGGCGTAGCGCACCACGACAACACAGTTGTGACTTATAATAATGGTGTTGCTGATGATGTAACTCCATCAGGCGCCATTACGTCAGGGTCTGACTACACACCATATACTCACACAGAAGTTGCAGGTTTGTCTGTAATATGCCGAAAGACCACAGAGCCATATATTCGTGACGCTGTATCTGCATCAGATTATAGTTTGATGTCGGTTGGTGACTGGCCTTCTGCTGATCGCGCTGCAAGCATGCGTGGTTTCAAAGACTTTATTATTGCGCTCAATGTCACACAAAGCGGTATCGTTTACGACACAATGGTCAAGTGGACTGACGTGATTCAATATCGTGCAGATCCAGCTTCTGGCGTCGTTTGGACTCCTAGTTCATCTAACAGCGCTGGCTCAACAATACTTGCAAACTTTAAGACACCAATTGTAGATGGCCTTCCGCTAAACAACGCATTCATAATTTATTCGACTACAGAGTCAGCAATTATGGAATTTACAGGTTCTGAGTTCGTTTTCTCGTTTAGAAAGTTTTCGGATAGAGACGGCGTTATCAACCAAAACTGCGTGGTTAGTACCGGTAAAGAGCACTATGTGTTCGGTGACACGGACATCTACATGCACAATGGTATTACGTCGCAGTCAATAGCCATTGGCCGTGTTAAAGATCGCATTTATCGAGACATGAACCGTGACTCAAAAGAAAAGTTCTTTGTCCATTTGGACGAGATTCACGATCTTGTTTACTTTTGTTATGTGTCAGACGAGTCAACAGTTGGTTTCACTAACACCAACTATTGCAACCGTGCAGCAGTTTACAATTTAAAGACTAAAACATGGTCGTTTGTAGACTTGCCAAACGCTGTAGGTGCAGCGGTATCAAACGTATCGTTGTCTAACACAACCTATAATACACAGTCGTCAAACTACACGCTTACTTCTAACACTTACAACAGTTTCCAAGACACAAGTCCTAGAATTTCTGCTTTTGTAAGTGCACGAGATGACGCCAATGGCATTACTGCTGGCCGTGTCTACGCCAACGACATGTTAGTTACAGGCTTGATGAACACCACAGCTGACTCTGAAACACTGCGAACAGCCTTTGTTGAACGACGTGGATTAGATTTAGACGAAACACAAGCACCAATTAGATCGTACAAACAGCTTGTGTCGCTAATACCTCAGCTTATTACGCTTTCAGGTACTGCGCCTCTAACAATAAGGCTAGGTTTTACAGACTATCCTTATGACGACAGCCCAACTTACGTGACAAATTACAGCTTTGTGCCAAACGCAGATCACAAAGTTGACAGTAAAGCTGCAGGGCGTCTGCTAGCCTACCGAATAGAAGAGCCAATAGGCGAATATTTTTCATTTAGTGCAGCAGATTTTGATCTTGAAGTAATTTCGGGGCGCTAATGTCTTACACAACTAATAAAGAACCATACGTTCGTCAGGTCCCACCAGGCGATCCAGATGCTCTTGTCTTTTATATCGACGAAGAGCTCAAAAAAATCGAACTTTCGCTGTCACGCATTAACGAAATTCTAGACGAAATAGATGCGAGGTTAACTGCAGGAGGCTTGTAATGCACACATTCAAAGTCCCTGTAGCTCAGCGATGGTGCTACACAATATATTTTGAACATTTTGTCGGCAAAGGCACTTTTGCACACTGTGTCGTTCACACTAAATGGTCGAAACTTGTCAAACAAATGCTCCAATCAGGATGGCATTTAGTTACTACCGCTCACGGCGGACCGATCCATGCTTTGCACGATCCCAAAGACAAGAAACACAAAAAGTTTATCAAAATCTTTGGCTTTGCCTACCAAGAAACACTCGAAGACGGCAAAGAACTATGGGTATGGAGAAATAAATAATGGGAAGCTTATTCGGCGGCAAAACTAAGGTTACACAAGCAACCGACCCAATTGCGCAAGCTGCTTTCGACCAATATAAAAATGCACTAGGTCCAATACAAAATTATCTTGGCGGCCAAATACAGAACTTTATGCAAAATCCGGTCTACGGCGGGCAAACCTACGCCGGTCTCGACCCGATGAACCAAGCTTATTACGACCAAGCAGGTTCGTTAGCAAACAACGTGTTGGGCCAAGTGCAAAACACAATGGGTGGAGCTGCCAACAACTACGATGCCACTAAAGACTATGGCACACGCATAGCTGCTTTTGGCAATTTGCTACAAAACCCCAACGGCGGTTTTAATATGGGTAATGCTTTGGCCAATTCGCCAATGGCCCAAAACATGATCGACGCGTCTAGCAGAGATATTACACGCAACCTTGGCACGAACTTAGCTAATTTAGACAGAACAGCAGCTGGTGGTGGCAACACTAACAGCGTTCGTGCTGGTATGATGGAAGGCACGCTCGCTAGAGGTGCAATGGATCGCATTGCTGATGTCGGCGCCCAAGTTCGCAGCGATCTATTTAACCAAGGTGTAAATCAATACAACGCTAATATCGGTCAGCAAGCCAATGCACTCAACATGCTTCAAGGTGCAAACACTGGTGCGCTTGGCAACATGATGAACAGCTTTAATCTAGGCAATAGTGCGCTAGGTGCAATGTCTGGTGCTGGCAGCATGATGCAGAATTATAATCAAGGCGCACTAGACGACGCTGCAAACCAGTTTTATATGGCACAAGATCGTCCGCTACAGCTGGCAAACAACTACATGAGCTTGTTTAGCCCGTACACTGGCTTCAGTGGTGGCGCTGGTTACTCAGGCGCACAACAAGGTCCGTCTACTTTAGACAAAGCAGGACAAATTGCAAATATTGTCGGCACAGGCATGTCTTTGTTCTGCTGGGTCGCACGCGAAGTTTACGGTCAGCACAACCACAGCTGGCTCATATTCCGCCACTGGATGTTTGCCCACAGTCCACGCTGGTTTTTCAAGCTCTACGCCAAGCACGGCGCAGACTTCGCTAAGTTTATTTCAAACAAGCCTAAAGCTAAGCGTGTTGTGAAGCATTTTATGGATCGTGTTGTTCGTAAATACGGAGGACTTCATGGGATTATTTGACTTTTTTAAGACGCAAGGCGCTTTGTCAAATCAAATGGGTCCGCCAACACAACAGCAAATGGTCAATCAAATGGCCAGCCCAACGACTATGGACACTGGCATGAAGCTTATGCTTCTTGGCCAAGCTATGCGCGGCAATGACGTTAGTGGCAACATTAACGAATATTCGCAAGGCATAAGAGACAGATTTAGACAGCGCCAACTAGATGAACAAAAGCGCAAAATGGACAATCTGTCTATGCAAAACACACAGCAGCAAATGGATCAGCGTGCTGATCTGCATCCCAGTGCTAAACGTGCGGCTGAGCTTAATAATCAGCGTACTGATCTTGGAAATTATCGCTCTGCTCAGCAAATCAACCAAGCAAATGTTGGTAATGCCGAATGGATCGGCGACAACACAACAGGCGCAGTTATGCAGCGCGATCCAAATACTGGTCAGCTTGTAGATGTCACATCTCAATATACACCAGCACAAATTGCTGCTTTCAAAGCAGCTCGAAACCCAAGC